CCATCGCAACAGTAAATTACGATGCTCAGACAACTAGCGTGACTCTCGTAAACAGCCCAACAATCGACGTTTATCAGACACTCGATGGCAAGGCTTACAAGCACACAGACGACCAATGGACTCTTAACGTAGAGTTGTTGGCAGACTGGGGTGCAGCCTCATCACTATTCGAAGCGATGTGGACAGCTGCTGATTCAGCACCAAACACAACTCTTGCAGTCTCTTTGACTGCTGCAACAGGCGCAGTATTCGCTTGCAACGTCCTACCAGTATTTCCATCAATCGGTGGAGCTGCACCAGGAGCGCAAACAGATACTTGGGCGCTTACAGTAGTCGGCACACCAGCCGATACATTCTCAGCGTAACATCTAACAAACGGGAGCAAAGATGAAACTACCAATAACAATTACATACAACTCAGGTGACGAAGCAACTTATACGGCTCAGCCTCCTGAGTGGGCAAAGTGGGAGAAGGCAACTGGTAACACGATTTCTCAGGCTAATGACAAAATTGGCATCTGGGATCTTATGTTTCTGGCTTATAATGCTTATAAGCGAGAAAATGCTGGCAAGCCTACTAAGTCTTACGATGTTTGGTCAGAGACCGTTGCTGATGTAACAGTCGGAGACGATAGCCCAAAAGCCACCAACCAGGAAGCATAAGGCGGATCCTCGTATCTCTAGCAATAGAGACGGGGATACCGATGCAATACTGGGATGATGCAGACGACATATTAACGGCGATTGATGTACTGAAGGAGCGACAGGATGGCAGATGAAGTCCAGATCGCTTATGACAAGTCAGATTTACGCGGTATTACCAGGGCTTTCAAGGGTATGTCCGAGGAAGCCGTTGAAGCTGCTAAAAAGGAAAGTTCTAATCTTGCTGAGTACGCTGCTGGACAAATTAAGATCGCAGCATCGACTCGTTTGGTTTCAGGGACTGCTGCTCGCCGTATTGCAGATGGAGTTAAGGTAAGCAAAACTTCAAAGATCGGTGAGTTCAGTTACGGCTTTGCACGTCAAAAGTTTAGCGGTGGCGGTTCAACTTTAGATTTACTTTATGGTATGGAGTTTGGTTCAAATCGTTTTAAGCAATTCCCAAAGCGCACACCAAACAAAGGCAGAGGTAACTCAGGTTACTTTATTTACCCAACCCTGCGACAGATCCAACCGGATCTAGTTCGTAAGTGGGAGGAAGCATTTAGTCAGATTTTGAAGGAGTGGGATTAATGGCAGGTAATAGAACCCTTAAACTTTCGATTCTTGCTGATGTCGATGATCTCAATAAAAAGTTAAAATCTGCTAATGGTGACGTTGAATCCTCATCTAACAAATTAGGCGAGTTTTCAAAAAAGGCTGGAGTTGCTTTTGCAGCTGCTGCCGCTGCTGCTGGTGCTTATGCAACCAAGTTGGCAGTTGATGGAGTCAAGGCTGCGATTGAGGATGAGAAGGCTCAGACTCAGTTAGCGATTGCTCTTGAAAACGCAACTGGTGCTACACAAGGTCAAATTAAAGCAACTGAGGACGCAATCCTTCAGATGTCTTTGGCTTCAGGCGTAGCCGATGACAATCTCCGTCCGGCACTTGGTCGTTTGGTTCGATCAACTGGCGACATTACAAAAGCCCAAGATTTATTGGCGATTGCGCTAGATGTCAGCACAGCGACGGGCAAGCCGTTAGAGGCAGTCGCAAACAGCCTGGGTAAGGCATATGATGGAAATACCGCAGCTCTTGGTAAATTAGGTATTGGTCTTGACGCAGCTGAATTAAAGACCATGACATTCACAGACGTTCAAGGACGTTTAACTGAGTTATTTGGTGGCGCAGCAGCTGCTAACGCTGATACTTATGCAGGCAAGATTGCACGAGTTCAGATTGCTTTTGATGAAGCCAAAGAGACACTTGGCGCAGCTTTGTTGCCGATCCTTGATAAGTTTTTATCATTTATTAATAAAAGCGCTTTGCCAGCGATCCAGGCATTTACGTCCGCTTTCAGTTTAACTGAGGGTGATGGCTTTGGTAAAACGATTAGTGATGTAGGCGAAACAATTAAGAAAGTTGTTCAGCCAATCTTTGAAGGTGTCCAAGTTGTTTTTAATCGTGTCAAAGATGCAATCGTAAACAGCAAAGACGAGTTTGCCTCATTTTGGGAAGTTGTTAAATATGTTGCACCTTTAATCGGTAAAATAATTGGAGATTCCTTAAAGGCTATTGGTGAGATTGCTGGTGTTGTTATAACACTAATTGGCAAAGTCCTTGGCGCAATTAAGCCATTACTAAATACTGCAATCGATGGCATTAACTTAATCATTAAGGGTGTCAATCTTATTAAGCCTGGAGCCGATATTGGATTGATTCCTAAAATTGGTTCATCAAGCGGATCAACATCAACCGGAGCCTTGGGTAACTTCTCTATGTCCACGGGCAAAGTTTCAACGGCTACATCGATAAGCACCGTTCCATCAGGTGGCGGGGCAACGAGTACTACTACTGGCGGAAACGGCTCCACCGGGATTGCCGGAGTAAGTACGGCAGTTGCAGCTGCTGTTGGAATTGGTTCATTTGATGTCGGACGATTCCGCATGGCTGAAAACGCATCAATGGCTCCTGTTTACAACATCAACGTAACCGGAGCCTTGGACAAGGAAGGCGTAGCCCGTCAAATTGTTGAGATCATCAATGAGTCCTCATACCGCGGTGGCGGTGGCGCTGGATCGGCTTTGGTTCTATGACCCAATGGAATCCAGAATGGCAAGTAACGATTAATGGTGGGGGCGACTACACAAACCTCACTCTTGCCAATTTAACGATTACCTCTGGTCGTCAAGATATTTACTCTCAGCCTTATGCAGGTTATTGCAACGTTGAGATTATTAACCTTGACCAGTCACCAATCGTTATAGACATCAATGACCAAATCTCAATTAAGGTCAAAGACTCAACTGGCACATTTGTAAACTTGTTTGGTGGCTATGTTACTGATATCGATGTAGAAGTCACACAAGCCTCCTCTACGGCTCTTTCAGAGCGTATCAAGGTAGTTGCATTGGGTGCGTTGGCAAAACTGCCCAAAACCCTTACAGAGGGCGTTTTAAGCAAAGATTTTGATGGCGACCAGATTTACACAATTCTTAGCCAAGCCTTGTTTAATACTTGGAATGAAGTGCCAGCAGCTACAACTTGGGCAACATATGACGCTACGACAACCTGGGCTAATGCTGAGAACTCTGGACTTGGCGATATTGACCAGCCAGGCGATTATGAGTTAGCAGCTCGATCAGCCGAAACTACAGATATTTACAGTTTAGTATCCGCTTTGGCTACTTCGGGACTTGGTTATCTTTACGAGGATGCGCAGGGCAGAATCGGTTACGCCGATAGTACTAGGCGCAATACTTACTTAGCTGCTAATGGTTATGTGGATCTAACTGGAAATCATGCTTTGGCTCGCGGTATTCGCACATCTAAGCGTTCAGGCGATGTACGTAATAACGTAACAATTACTTACAAGAATGGGCAACAGCAATCAGCATCAGATGCAGAATCTATTGCTATTTATGGGCAACAGGCTTACAACATCGATACATCTTTGGAAAACACAGTCGATGCTTTGGCTCAGGCTGAGTTTTATCTGAGCCTAAGAGCCTTCCCACAAGCACAATTTAAGTCCATTACTTTTCCATTAACTAGCGCGGAAATTGATAACGCCGACCGGGATTCTTTGCTAGAGGTCTTTATGGGGATGCCAGTAAACATTACTGAATTACCCGTCAATATAGCCAATGGCGAATTCCAGGGCTTTGTCGAGGGTTGGACTTTCAGCGCTGGTTATAACGCGCTTTACCTAACTTTGACCGTATCTCCAACTGCCTACAGCCTCCAGGCTATGCGCTGGAATGGAGTGCCGGTGACTGAAACTTGGAACACAATCAACGCAGGACTCGAGTGGATTGACGCTACAATAGTAGCCTGATAAAGGAGAAACATGGCAACGACAACTAACTACGCTTGGGAAACCCCAGACGATACCGACCTCGTTAAGGACGGCGCAGCTGCTATCCGCACGCTCGGCTCCTCTATTGATACAACTACCAAGGCGTTAAATCCATCCACAACGCTTGGCGATATTGAATACCGTTCATCCACCGCAAATACAAATACTCGTTTGGGTATTGGTTCAACGGGACAAATTCTTACTGTTTCTGGGGGCGTACCAACATGGGCTACTCCGTCAGGAGCTGCAAACTTTGCTTTGGTAAATACGGGTGGCACAGCAC